TCTAAGCAAATTCCTGAAGAAACTAAGCGTATTATGCTTGATTCTTATTTAAAGGATTTGCAAGCTCGTATGACTTCTGCAACTATGCCTAAGCATGTTGCTGAAGGTGAGTTTTATAAGAAGTTTGGTATTACCCCTTATGTAGTCGATATGACGTCTAAAGGGGTAAGTTCTGCTGTTGGTGCTGTTAAGGGGTTAAGATAATGGCAAAATTACCTTTTGTACGTAATCCGTATAATTATGATATGGCTGCGGTATCGCAGGAGACGGGTCTTGAATGTAAAGACCCGAGTTTGGCTCAGCAACATATGAAGGATGAATGTGATATTAATGTAATTGTTGAGCGTTTTGGCGTAACTGGTAGTTTGCCAGTAGCGCCATTAGAGCCTACTTATGGCGATTTTACTGGAGTGAATGACTATCACTCTGCTTTAAATGCTATTCGTGCCTCTGAGGAGGCTTTTATGGCTTTGCCAGCTAAGATTCGGGCTAAGTTTGATCATGACCCGAATGCATTGCTTGAGTTTTTGCAAAACGAGGTTAATCGTGATGAAGCGATTGAGCTTGGTCTTATTGATGGTGTACCAGTGGTTCAACCTATCGTTTCTGCAGTAGAAACACCTAAGGATTCAGTGTAAACTGAATCCAGCACAGTTACTTTACTTGATGTAACTGTGCTAGGTGACACCAAAACCACAGTTTTTAACTACGGAGTGCTACGAAAATGAAAGTTTTACATAGAAAACCAATGAGCAAGAAACACGCAGCGAAGAAATTCCGTCATGGCGTAGCCAAGACGAAAGCATTAAATATGCGTACTACTCCACAGCGTGGTGGTTTTAGACTTTAAGATAGGTTATGGCATGTTATAAGCCTTTAACGGCTTATCAGTGCTCTGACAAATCTATAATTTGGCGTGAAATACCGGGTGCGGATGTAGTCCGCACTTTGTCGTTGCCTTGTGGTCAGTGTGTTGGTTGTCGCCTTGAACGCTCACGTCAGTGGGCGGTTCGTTGTATGCATGAGGCACAAATGCATACTAGTAATTGTTTTATTACTTTGACATATGCTCCAGAGCATTGTCCTAAGGATATGTCTTTACATTATGAAGATTTTCAGCTTTTTATGAAGCGACTTCGTAAGCGTTATACTGGTAAGACTATTCGTTTTTATATGGCTGGTGAATATGGTGAATCTTTTGATCGTCCTCATTTCCATGCTTGTATCTTTGGTCTTGATTTTGAAGATAAGAAGTTTTTCCAAAGAACGCAGACTGGGTCTATCTTATATACGTCAGAAATACTTAAAGAGCTTTGGCCGTTTGGTTATAGCTCTATTGGTGATGTTAACTTTGAGTCTGCTGCTTATGTTGCGCGATATATTATGAAGAAAATTAACGGTAAAACCGTTAATGAAAACCACGAAGTGGTTGATGCTGATGCGCATTATCAGTATTGTGATTTAGAGACTGGAGAGATTATTCAGAGGACTCCAGAATTTAATAAGATGAGTTTAAAGCCTGGTATTGGTCAGGCTTGGTTTGATAAGTACATGTCAGACGTTTATACGACTGACTCTGTTGTGGTGCGTGGCAAAAAGTGCCGTCCACCACGTTTTTATGATAATAAGTTTAAAGAGTTATTTCCTGAAGAATTTGATGGTATACAATACAAGAGAGAACTTGATGCTCGTTCTCGTTCGGAAGATAACACTTTAGAGCGTTTGGCTGTAAAGGAAAAGGTCGCTTTGGCTAAGTTATCTTTGTTAAAACGTAAGATTTAGGAGATGTTTATGAAGATGGTTATTGTTTCTATTTTAGATACTGCAGCTGGTGCTTATGGTCGTCCAGCTTATTTGGCTAGTGAAGGTGTTGCAGTTCGTCAGTTTCAGGATGAGGTCAATCGTGCTTCTGAGGATAATCAGTTGTATAAGCATCCTGATGATTTTCAGTTGTTTTATTTGGGTACTTTTGATGACAACACAGGTGGATTTGATTTATTGGCTTCCCCTAAGATGATTGCTCGTGCAAAAGATATTATGATTAGAGATGGTGAGTAAGGTTTTTTTCAACCGAGTGATTCCATATGGAATCATTCGGAACACTTCGGGAGATAGCTATGCATCGTAATAAGTCAGTAAGTTCGCACTCATTTGCAATGGTGCCAAAGGCGGATATTCCGCGTTCTAGTTTTGATACACAATATGCTCATAAGACCACTTTTGATGGTGGTTATCTAGTGCCGATATACTGTGATGAAGTTCTTCCAGGTGATATGCATAATGTTAAGGCAACAATGTTTGCGCGTTTAGCGACTCCATTGTTTCCTGTTATGGATAATTTACATCTTGATACTTTTTTCTTTTTCGTACCTAACCGTTTGGTTTGGACGAATTGGGTTAAGTTTATGGGTGAACAAACTAACCCAGGTGATTCGATTAGTTATGTTGTTCCGACGATTACTTCGACGGTTGGTGGTTATGCAGTTGGTTCTATTTTTGATCATTTTGGACTTCCTACTGCAGGTCAAATTACTGGTTCTAATACTGTTACTCATAATGCTTTGCCACTTCGTGCTTATAATTTGATTTATAACGAATGGTTTAGAGATGAGAATTTACAGAATTCTGTGACAGTTCGTACAGGGGATTCAGGGGATGTTCCCGCTGATTACACGATGTTACGTCGTGGTAAGCGTAAAGATTATTTTACTGGTGCGTTGCCTTGGCCTCAAAAAGGTGCTGCGGTTTCTTTGCCATTAGGTACAACTGCACCTGTTATTGGTAATGGTAAAGCTATTGGTCTTATTTCTGGTAATGTTGGTGGTGCTTTTGGTCTTTGTTCAGGTACTGCTACTTATCCTTTAGCAGCTGCTCAGGATATTTATGGAGTTTCATTACCTCATGCTGGTGGTACTGGTACTCCTAGTATTAATAATGCTCTTGGTTTGACTACAGATCCTAATAATTCTGGTTTGTATGCTGATTTGTCAGGTGCTACTGCTGCCACTATTAACCAGTTGCGTCAGTCTTTCCAAATTCAACGTTTGTTAGAGCGTGATGCTCGTGGTGGTACACGTTATACAGAATTGTTACGTGCTCATTTTGGTGTTACACCTCAAGATTATCGTTTGCAACGTCCTGAATATATTGGTGGAGGTTCTACGTATGTTAACGTTAACCCGATTGCTCAAACGTCTGCTACTTCTATTTCTGGTGGTGCTACTCCGCTTGGTAACTTGGCTGCAATGGGTACTGCGTTGGCTAGTGGACATGGTTTTACGTATCATGCTCAAGAACATGGATATATCATAGGTCTTGTGAACGTTCGTGCTGATTTGACATATCAGCAAGGTCTTAATAAAATGTGGTCTCGTTCTACACGATACGATTTTTATTTCCCTGTATTTGCTCATTTAGGTGAACAAGCAGTCCTTAATAAAGAGATTTATGTTCAAGGTACATCTGCTGATAATGATGTGTTTGGTTATCAAGAACGCTGGGCGGAGTATCGTTATAAACCTAGTCAGATCACTGGTTTGTTTAAGTCTACTTCCAGTGGTACTATTGATGCCTGGCATTATGCTCAGAAGTTTACTTCGTTGCCTACGTTGAATACGACTTTTATTCAAGAAACGCCACCTATTGATAGAACTACTGCGGTAGGTTCTGCTGCTAATGGTCAGCAATTTTTGATGGATGCGTTTTTTGATTGTAAGATGGCTCGTCCAATGCCAATGTACTCTGTACCTGGCTTAATTGACCACTTCTAATGTGGTTTTTGTAATCATCCTTACCCGAAAGGGTAGGGATGCAACAACCGGAGGGCGTTAGTATGGGTTTATTTAGTGGTATTTTGGATGCTGTAACTTCGGTTGCTAAACCGATTACACAGGCGATTTCGCCAGTTGCTCCTTTACTTGGTGGTATTGCTGGTGCTGCGGGTTCTTATTTGGGTACGCAGTCAGCTAATGAAGCGAATATTGCGCAAACTCAGGCGCAAATGGATTTTCAGGAGCGAATGTCTAATACTAGTTATCAGCGTGCTGTTAAAGATATGCAAGCTGCTGGTCTTAGTCCTATGTTGGCTTATAGTCAAGGTGGTGCTTCTGCACCTCAAGGTGCTGCAGCTCGTGTTGAATCTGCATTGGGTAATGCAGTTAATTCTGCTAATACTTCTTTACAGTCAGGTATTAATTATATGACTGGTGTCCAGAATGTTAAGAATATGGTTGCTCAAGAAGCAAATATAGATGCTTCTACTGCTAAGATTGATGCTGAGACTGTTAATGAAGTGTTACGATCTAAGCAAATTCCTGAAGAAACTAAGCGTATTATGCTTGATTCTTATTTAAAGGATTTGCAAGCTCGTATGACTTCTGCAACTATGCCTAAGCATGTTGCTGAAGGTGAGTTTTATAAGAAGTTTG